CAGATAAGTATGGAAATGAGGTAAAAACAGGTGGGGATGAAATATATTATACCGAGCCAACACCTTTTAGGGTGAATATTTCCATGAGTGGCGGCGAGGCAGAAGCCGTTGAATACGGTCTTAATCTGTCCGATTATGGTGCTAAATTAGTATTGGCTAAAGGTACAGTGCCTATTAAAGAGGGTAGCCTTATTTGGTGGCAAACAGAGCCTAAAACAGATAGTGAAGGGCATGGATTATTCCAAAGTGCTGATTTCATAGTAAAAAAGTATAGTCCATCGCTAAATGTTGATAAGTATATCTTACAGAGGTTAACGCATGGCAACTAAAAAGAAAAACCTAGACATAACAAACCGAAAAAGCATTAAGAACATGATTGAATATCTTGAAAGTTATGAGAAATCATTACCTAGAAGATGTCAACAGTTCTGTGAAGAGTTAGCAAAAGTTGGTATTCAGGTTGCGCTAACATCAACGCTTGGAAATGGTTTAGGTAATTACGTTGTCTTTGCTCAACAACTAAAATCAGCTGATAAAAATGGTTGCGTTGTTGTCATGTATGGAAGAGATATTAGAACTATTTTTGGAGACGGTGCAGATGCAGCTGAAATTAGTCCTATATTAATGCTTGAATATGGTTCAGGTTCAAAAGGTGTACCGTTTAAAATAGTCGATGACCTAGCAGTAGGTCAAGGAACATTCCCAGGACAAACACACGCTTTTGATCCTAATGGTTGGTATTACAAAAGTACAAAAGATGATAAATGGCATCATTCTTTTGGTATAACACCTTCATATCCAATGCAGAAAGCATATGATACAATGCAAAAACACGTTGATAGAGTCGCAAGAAAGGTATTCAAATTATGAAAGTAGATTTAGAAATGTTAGATGACCAAATATTTACTATATTAGTAGATTTTGTTAAAACGCATTTATTAGAACCAGAATTAAGCGATGATAATTTTTCTACAACTAAATCTAATCCAATGGAAAGCGAGTTACCTTTTGTGTATCTAAAACGTATAAACGGTATTGAGATGGCAGATGATTTAGAGGCTATAGATATACATGGCGGTTTGTATACCTATGAAGTAAGGGTTACAAGCAACGTGTCGCAAGACGAAGTATCGGTAATAATGAATGAAGTTACAAAAGCTATGAAGTCTATGGCGTTTGTAGCAACGTCACTTCCAGTATATGCCGATATTGACAATCTCCACATCAAGGTTGCTAGATGGCAACGAGAACTTGACGAAGGAGACACAATTTAATAAGTTACAGCACCTTTAGGGGTGCTTTTTTATTGCAAATTTTTCATTAAATGGAAAGGAGATAAAGAGATGGCAACAGGTTTAAAATCTCGTGTCCTTTACAAGGAACATACAACCGATGGTGTATGGACAGGAACATATAAGTTGCTTATGAGAGCAAAAACACTTCCATCACCTATTGGTGAGCGCAATATGATAGATGTGTCTACGCTCGAAGATACGATGGAGGTACAAGAGCCAGGGCGTCGTGCGGCTGCCTCAGTTTCTATTCAGGGCGCAATGGAGAAGGCTTATCTTGATGATATGATTAGTTTACAGGGCAAGAAGCTTGACATTATCCACCTTTATGGTACAGATGGTGTGGGTAGCATTGCAAAATTAGCATATGTAGGTCAGGTAGATGTTACTCCTGATGAAGCATCAGATGACCACCTTACAATGACAGCTAATATTGCGGTTTCAACTGTTCCAGAATTTATTACTGATGATGTTACAGTTACAGTATCAGGAACAGGTGCAGATATGACATTTACCGTAGCTGCGGCGGGGTAGCAGACCTCACAGTTAGTGCCGTTGACGGTGGGGTCGAACTCTTTGACACGGCGGTTTCAGCAATGCAAACAGGTGTTACAGTGGCAAATAACGCAATCACAGGTACTCTTAGTTTTATTGAAGGCGGTCTTGCAGCTAGTGGACCACTTGCAGGAGATGGAAATTTCCTTGCATTGCAATGGTCTGATCCAGCGTCTGATGTTACATCACTTAAAGTTGGCTTAGACCCATCACAGGGAACAGGCTTAGTTGAATGTATAGATGATACGGATAGAAATGGTGTATTTAAGGTTACAAGCACAAGTCAAGTATTTAAGGTTGTGCAAAAGGTTGGTACAACAGAGCATACACAAGTATTTGATTTAAGCGGATTGACATTACTTGATTCGTAAGTTTTTATGAGGGCTATTTTTTAGCCCTCTTTTTTATGTTTGAAAAGGAGAAAAAGACAATGATGATATTAGTAATTAATGAACAGGAATATAAGGTTAAATTCGGCTACAACAGTTTTGCGGATTCAGACTTGTTAGAAAATGTGCAAAATATTGCAAATTTACTATCTGGTACAACATCAGACGAAGAGGTTGTTGGAATTGGAAAAATGCGTGAGTTGTTTTCAACTGTAAGAGAACTTTTGTATGTCGGATTTATGAAATACAATCCAGTATCGTCAGTGCAAGAAGTGGGAAATCTTCTTGATGACTATATGGAGCAAGCCCCAAAACTTACCGAGGATGGAGAAAAAGAGGACAGAGGTGTTTTAGCACTTTTTATTATGTTAGCTAATGAGTTGGCAAATGAGGGTTTTTTGGCGGACTTTGTGGAGAAGATGATGGCAGCCGAGAAGTCGCAGACCCAAGCCATCCTACAAGATCACAAGAAAACGAGCAAAAAGAAGTAAAAACGTTTACACAATTACTTTATGAAGAAATATTGCCTCATTATCTTGCGCTAGGCGTAGATTATGAATTTTTAATGCAAAGTAATCCATTTGAAATGAGGTCATATGATAAAGCATATGTATTAAAACAAAAGTTAGAAGATGAACGTGATTGGAGAATGGGGCAATATAATATGTCTGCATTTGAAACAATTTTGGGTCGTGCTTTTGGCAAAAGCGATGTTACCTATTTTAAAAAACCAATTTTACAAGATGCTATCGCTGAGGAAACAGACGACATCGAGGCAAATGAAAAATTGGCTGTAATTGAAATGGAATTATTCATTGCAGAATTAAAAAAACGTGGCAATTTACCAATGACAATAATAAAGGATATTAGGAGAAAAAAAGATGACTAATTTTGTGATTTTAGCAATGACAAAACTTTATTCGCTATATGATATTGTGACAATTATTTTAAGTGCTTGTGCAGCTATAATAACAATTTCAGGAGCGATAGTTGCTATATCAACACTTGTCAATAGAGTAAAAAAGCCGACAAAATTAATTGTTGAAAGAGTAGAAAAATGCGAGTCTAGATTAACTCAACATGACGAAAGACTTCTTAAAATAAATGACACGATTGAGTTAGATAGAAAATCTATTACAGAGTTGGCTAATGAAAATAAAATTACTCTAAAAACATTGTTAGCGATGATGGAATATATGCTAAACGATGAAGATAAAAACAGGTTAATAGTGGCAAAAGATAAATTACATAATTTCTTAGTTAGCAAAGAGTAGAAAGAGAGGTATTTATTATGACAGATAAAACATACGATATTTTAAAGGATATTTCTTTATGTTGGATGCCTTTAGGCATGGCATTTGTCGGTGTTGTTTTGGAATCACTTAATGTTCCACACGCAGGTGTTATTATGACAATCCTTGTTGCAGCTAATACTTTTCTTGGTGGTATTGTTAAGTATTACAAATCTAAATATGACAAGGGGGAATAGATTATGGCAGTATTAATTGGTCATGCAAGCATTGACGAAAAAGGTAAAGCTAAAGGCGGCTTGGCAGGGGATCAAACTGGAAAAGAAGTATGCACAAGAGGTTGGTACAATAAAGATTGGGATGTAGTTTTAAGACCAATTTCTTCTGGACTTGCAGATAATTCAGCACGTATATGCGAAATGATTTGCGCCAATGCAAATGTAGGATATGACCAAAATCAAAGAAACTCCTTATGGAATGCGTATTTACGAACTAAACGTATTTCGCCAATAGAAAAAGTTGAATGTGATTGCAGTTCGCTAATGACTTATTGCGCAATTCTAGGTGGAGCAAATATAATTCATGGCTCAAATGCGCCTACAACAAGTAATATGGTGGAAAAATTTGTTGCTAGTGGAAGTTATGTTGTATTGGTTGATAAAAAATATAAAAATAGCGATGAATACCTTAGAAGAGGCGATATACTTGTTAAGAGAGGCAAGCATACGGTTATGGTTCTTTCTAATGGCTTGAAAGCTTATGATGGTGAGGACAAAAAAATAGCCGTTATAGCAAAGCCGACACTTAAACAAAATGGTACAAAAAACAAGACCGAAATAAGAAAATTGCAGACATCTATAAATACCATTTTTGACTTGAATATTGATGTGGATGGCGGCTTTGGACAGGAAACATATAACGCAGTTTATAATATGCAAATCATTTTGCAAAACGCAAAACTTTATAATGCAGAAGTTGATGGGTCATATGGACCTGCTACAGAAAAAGCATTAAAGACATACGCAAAGCAAAAAGGTTTTATCGTTAAATAGTAACTTGATTAATTCGTTTTAGGGCATAGGGAATTTTCTCTATGCCCTTATTTTTGTATGAGGATAAAAATATGTCAGTAACAAACCAATTAG